CACTTACCTCGGGCCAGATGAGCCGCGCACGGGGCTGCGCTGATTCATGACCTTAGCCATGCCACGACCGTACTTCTTCATCTCGCTGTTGGTCTTGCCACCAGCACGCATTTTGTGCATAGACTTTTCGTGCTTGCCGACCTCTTCCCGCGCAATCTTACGCATACCGTTCTTCATCTCAATCTCCTAGGTCGTTACGACCGTTACAGACCCGACCTGACCGGTCGGAGCCAAAGTGTTGGGGGTCAGCCCCACATCGTAAGAACTTGCCCCGCCTACCGGGTTCCATCCCCACTGGATCATTCTACTACCACCTGCGCCGTTATTGCCTTCCTCGAAGTAAGACAGGTCAGGGCGAGGGTTCCTAAGCGCCTGCGGATCATCGACTGGGTACAGCCCAAGCGACAACTGTGGCTGGTCAGGCTCCCAGCACTCCGGGCAGACCAAGATGTTCACGTTCTTGGTCTTGATGACAAGGCTCTTCAACTGTCGCAATTTGTACCGGAACCCACACCGGTCGCACTCCGCGATAGCATGTTTGCCGGATGCAAAACGATTAGGCATGCTGCACCCGGTTACCCTTGCTAGAGTTCTCCGACCCGAGAATCACCTGCAAATTGTATGGTACGTGAAGCCCGGATACCGTCTTACCGCGCAGCGGAGTCCTATGGTCTACATGCCACTGAACCCCGGTAGCCTTGGTACGCGCAGCCGCCGTTTCGTAGAACTGCTCGATCAGCCAAAGGTCTTCTGCCGTCAGCCAAGCGGGGGTGCGTTGAACCTTATCCAACTGCCGCTTCCTGCCCCAAGCAAGTACACGCCCTTTATTCTTTTTCGCCCAAGCCAATTTCTCAGCGTTCCTAGCAATACGATGCTTGTGCGTAGTGGCTTTAGCAGTAGCCTTAACTCTGTCCGGATATTTGCGACGATACTCGTTTTGTGCTTTACGCTTCTTTGCTAACAGACTGGCTTGATTTTTAATTCTGTATGCAGCAATTTTATTCTGCGTGCAAACTACGCAGGTACGACTAGAAGTTAGCCGCTCGTCTATATGCCCATGACGGCAAGCCTTACCCGTAAAATACCGAGTAAGTCCAAGATCTTTCGCTTGCTTAAGCGGCATTAGTTCCATCAGTACCCGCCTAAGAACGACTGCCGAGGTACAAATCTCACCGCCGCCTTCTCACGGTCCTCGCCAGCCGCTAGATCCCAAGCAGTGTCATATTGCTCTTTTAACACCGCCATGCGGGACTCGGCCCCCGGAATCTTCATGGAGAGCATATAAGCCAGCCCAGCCACAAGGCAGGGCATAAAGCGAAACGGGATGTCCTGACCGTTCACGCCCGTACCGGGGTCGAACATACGCACGAGCCGGGTGTAGACCAGCGTCCACGTCGTCGTGTTATCAGGCTTCGGCCATACCGTGTACTGCGGATACACGATGACGTTATCAGCACCCGTGGCTCCAGTACGCCGGTTGATCCAGATCTGGATGGGGCGACCCGTCGCGTTCTTGTTCGGGATGGAAAGATACGTGCTGGAGGAGATACGCGAGATGTTGATGTCTTGCTGGTTCGTGCCCGACCCAGTACGGATCACATGGTCAAGCAGGTCAACCGTATCGACAGGAAGGTCATACGTGCCTTGGTTGTACGACAGGGTCTGCGTACCCGTCTCAAGCGTCCAGAGGTTGATGCCTCGGTTCGCCCAGTCCATCAAAAGCAGGCCAAGACTACGCTTCGACGTACGGAAGTCGTAGCCCGTACGCAGTTCAGCACCGCAACGCTCGAAAGCCTCTTCGATGATCGTGTTGAGGTCGAGGTTGAAGTCGGTCGTAGCTGTAGTCTTGTCAACCATCTACTTTTTATCCTTTGCCCGCTTGGCGGTAGCTGCGCGTTTTAGCAGCAATGCCTTTGGGTTGCGAGACGAATTGCTTGCCTTGGGCTTTGCCTTTTCGCTTGGCGGCAGAAGTTCGGGCGTACTCAGCAGGGCTGAGAGCTTTAATCGCAGCCTCTGGTAGGTATCTTTCACCCGTGTCAGAAGATCGTTTACCACTTTTCGTTCTCCATTTCTGCTGCCCCCAAGCCTTGAGGGACTGTTGTGGGGCTTTCATTCGTTATCCTTACTATGCTTCGTTCCAATCATGATTCCCGACAAAGTACCGACCAAAAAGGTCGCAATCGGGTTGATCAGTTTAAAGAACTCCGCATCATTCGGTGCTTGTGCGTCAATAGGCTGGGTCACGAAAATAAGAGAGTAGAGAACCGCAACAATGATAATCAGTAACGTCACCGCAAGTGTAATCCCAACGATAAACCGAAGTAACGTATCTAATTGAGGATCTACTTGCACTTTGATTGCCTCAGCGTCATTTCGGTACAAGATCCATCAGCAGAGCATATCGGCGGCAAACAAGCCTCTGTTCCCCAGTTGGCTGGATCTTGGCAAGGATACCGATACCGGCTCTCGCACCCGACCAAGCCTACCAAGGCTATGGCAAGTAGCCTAACTCCGATAGCCACCGCCCTTCTCCTTGTACCGCTTGGCAAGCAACTGTGCTTTGCGTGCCGACCATTGCCCTGCTGCAGTGCCCTGCACAGCCCGTCCCTTGATGGACTTGAAAAGGCTCTCGCGCATACCCGGCTTGGTGTAGTTCCCGGCCTGATTGACCTTGCTCTTCACCTTGCCGCCCTTGGCATGACGAATCGGCTCACCCGTGCCAATCACGGGCTTATCATCCCCACGGCGCTTAGCGCGGGGGATCTTGCTCGGAGCCATAGCGCCCATGCCTCGGGATGGCATCATTAGACAAACTTCCCGCGAGTCTTGCCCTTGGTCGCACAGCCATCAGCACGCTTGGAAGCCGAGGAGACGGAGCCGCCACCCGCGTACTTCTTAACTCGCCCACCATGCTTGAACACGCCACGCCCCTTAAGGACATCAGCGCGGGTCACTTTACCGTCGCCGGTCAGATCAGGCATACCGCCCTTACGGAACGGTTGAGGCTTAACACGCTCATAAGCGTCTTTCGACTGCTTATCTTTCATCGCCTGTTCCTTATCTTTAACAGCCTGCTCCAACTTCGCATCGGACGAAGCAGCCTCACGAGACGCAGCCCGACGACGGCGCTCAGCAGCGGCGGCCTCTTCAGCACGACGCTGGGCCGCAACCTCCTTCAAGAACTCCCGCCGGTCTTCGCTATCCGGCGGAGGCATCGCCTCGTTAGGGAGTCGTTTCGCACTCGCCATTAGCAGGTTCCACCGTAGCGCATCATCTTGCCCTTGGTCTTACCCTTGACAGCAATGCCGTCAGCACGCTTGGAAGCAGAAGAATGAACCTTGCCACCATGCTTATAACCGGGCATACCGCCACCCATCATGCCCTTCTTGCCACGCATCTCAGCCATCTCGTGCTTGAGCATGGACTTCGGAGCGCCCTTCTTCTTCATGAACGACACTTCCTTCTTCATCATAGCCTTGGACTCTTTCATTTCGATTTACTCCCAAATTTACGGCCTTTGTCGGCCTTGGTGAATTCCTTCGCCACTTTAGCCGGGACCCCGACTTTTTTAGCAAAGGCTGGATTATGGGCGGCTGCCCGCATCAGATTAGCTTGAGCTTTGGACTTGCTTGGCATCTCAGCACTTCCACGCCCTGAGCGACTTGTTGATCCGGCTGTCAGGGTCGTTGGCCGTCTTGGCGCTCGTGAGTTTGCGCTTCATGCCCTTCATACGGGCACAGAACGAATCCCGACGAGAACCACCTTCAGGCTGAGGACGCTTCAGGCCCGGCTTACCCGGATTGGCTTTGTTATAAGACGCCCTGCCTTTGGCATTCAAGCCGCCAGCAGGGTTCTTACCTTCCTTGCGCTGCCACGCAGGAGACTTAGCCATAAATAACCGTCGTCGAGATTACGGCTGACGGCACGATGTAAATACTTGTCTGGAAGAGCAAGCCTTCACCCGGCAGCAGGACGTAGTCCGCAGAAGTTGAACTTGCCTTGGTGTTCACCACAATCTTGACTGGGCCACTAGCCCCGCCGTCAGTAAACGTCACCGTGCCCGCGCCCGAATCAGGGACGATGTAGATCGCTTTGACGCGACTACGCCCAATAACAAGACTATTTTGGTCCAATAAATTGCCAGCAGCCGTAGCGACCTTACTAGCAAGGACATCTGTCTGCATACTCATTCTGAGTCTCCTGTAATGGATGAAGGGGGCTTACGCCCCCCACGAAGTCTTACGGGACCAGACTGGCGTACAAGCCGATGTAAAGCGTGGTGCTACCGATGAGAACCGGGATGCGCCCGGCCTGAACCGACACCGTGCCCGAGACCGAACCCGTGGTCAGCTTGGTGCTGCCAATGGTGAGCGTGGTGCAAAGCAGGTTGGTGATGACAGCCGAGTCAGAAGCGACAACGCCGATGAAGCCATTGTCCGAAGCAACCGGGCCACTAAACGTAGTACGAGCCATTGAAAATACTCCTTACATGCAAGTAGCGTAGCAGTCTGCATGTCGTCAGCCGGGCCTGTCTGCTACGCTAAAATTACCCCGGAACGTACACTGTATACGCCGTATCTAAAGGGGTGTCAACAACCTGATTTGACTTGGCGAGATTCTCTTCGCGGGTGATGACACGCAGGTTCCAAGGGACGTGGAGGCCGGACACCATAGAGCCTAAAAGCGGGATGATGTGATCCACGACATACGGCACCCCCGTGACCCGGCTTACCGTCATAGCGTCGATATACAACTGCCGTATGGCCCGCTTGTGCTCCTTGGTCAACCACTTGGGCGTAGCGTCCCGGAACCGACGACGGCGGAAACTGACATGGGCGCGGTAAAGGTCGGGGTTCTTGTTTTTGTATTTATATTTGTAAAGGCGGACAACATCAGGGGTCCTTGCTTGTGCCCGAGCAATCACTGTACTGCGGTTTTTCTCGTAGTACTTTTTCTTCGCTTCTTTGGCTATTTCAGACCGGTTGTACTGCCTAAAGTACTCAGCGCGGGTGACGTTTGCCTTCTCCCACTCAATTTTCAGGCATTCGATGCAAGCCCCCTTCGTCTTGCGGGGGGCGACATGGCCGTGCTTGCACGGCTCCCCAGTGAAGTAATGCTTGGCACCCGTAGCCTTAGCTTCGGTGCGGGACTTAGGCAGCGTTGAAGTGTCCATCTGTAGCTCCGTATTACGATACGGGTAAAGCTTATACAGCGGATTTCAAAAGGTCAAGACAAAAAGAAGGGGGGCCGAAGCCCCCCTCCCAATCAGCGTAAGTTACTGATTTATCAGGACGAACCCGGCGAACCGAACATGCCGAGCGGATCGCTCCACCCAAAGCTGTAGCGTTCGCGGGACTTGTAACGGACGTTGCCCGTATCGAAATCCCCGTCCATTGAGTTAGCCAACGGAGTACGCACGAAGTGCTTCATGCCGTTCGGAACGTCGGTCGTGAGGAACCAAGCGTTCGTGTCGGTCAGGAAGTGGTTCACCGTGTAGCCACCGGGAATCGACCCCATCGCCTTGAGAGCGTTGATGTCGTTGTCCGCAGTCGCCACACGAAGCTCCGTGTCGAGGAGACGCTTCGCAGTAAACATCAACGCCGGGGGCACGATGAGTTTATTGGGCTTCGCCGCGATCAGAAGTCCACGCTCGTCGGTCCAGCCAGCGATCTGAATGACAGCGGCCTCAAGCGAAGTCTCGTTGAGGTCCGACGCAGTCAGACGGTTGCTGTTGGTACCGCCCGAGACAAGCGGGTGACTCGCGCTGAACAGAGCCTGACCGTCGCCACCAACGTAGCTGGACGAGAAGCCGTTGTTCAGAACAGAGGCCGCCTTGACCTGCTTCGTGTACGCCATAGCACGAGCAAGAGCCTTCGTATAGCGCTTGCTGAGCGAGTCGTACAGGTTGTCTTCAACCGCTTCTTCCGTGATGGAGAAGCCGAGAGCGATGGTCTCGTGGCTGTAACGAGCTGTCCAAGCTTCCTGCGCGTTATCGTACGCAATGGCGGCACCCTCGGACTTGACCGGGGCAGCGGAGAATCCGCTCAGCTTCGTCTCTTCTTCAAAGGAACGCTCGGAGGTCTCGGTATCGTAGATCTCCTTGTGCTCCTCACCATAGGACTTGTACTCAAGGCCAAACAGGGCGTTCAAACCCGGAAGGAGTTCCTTGAGCAGTTGTGCACGTGAAATAGCCATTTCTTAGAACTCCCTTATTAAACGCCGAGCGGGCTGTTGTAAGCGTGGCCACCTTCAATTACACCCGAAACGCCCGTGGTATACGGAGCATTGAACTTAACAATGACTTCGGGGTAGTAGGTAGTACCGCTTGAAACAAACGCCGTGTCTTCGACCACATCGACGATACGCATCGGCAGGGACCGGGTGGTCGCAACCGAAGACAGCAGGAGACCCCGCTGCGAATCGTTCGTCGTCGTGTTCAACGACTCGTCAACCAGTGCAACGTTGGCACCGACATCCTCGTACACGAATCCACTCGTGGTCGAAACCACAAGCGAAGCCGTCACGCCCACAGCCTTGAACAGGGTGTTCGGATCGTCAGCCACATACGCCGTAACGTACGTACCAGACTTCACCGCCGTACCCGAAATCCAAGCCTGCGAGTAGGTCGGCTGACCCGTCACAGTGGACACGAACGAGCAGCCCAAGAACACACCGGCAAAGCCAGCGGTCGGAGCCGTCGTCGTCGAGGTGGAGACAGAAATGGTGCCGCTCGAAGTCAACTGGACCGGATCGCCGTAGCCAATGCTCGAAGCACTGGACGCAATACGACGCTGGCGAGTTGCCCCGGCAAACACCTGCCCACCGATCAGATTGATCGGCTTCAAGCCATACGGCTTGTCAACAGTAGGATATGCCATTGATTACTCCAAAAAAGAAGTTATTTGCCTTTGCCGAACGAGACCGTAGTCTTTCTCTCGTTAAAGAGCGGCATACGCTCGTCGTTCAGCCTCATAAAGTTGTTGTCTACAGACTGGATCTGAGCCTGAGCTTGCTTGGCGTAATATTCATCACGCTGCTTCATCAGTTCAGCCGGAGCCTTGCAGAG